CTACGACTGGAAGTACACCACTGGCTTCAGCTGGACTGACTGGGCAGTGACCTCAGTTGCCGGCACACCTTTGATGGCGTTGCAAGCATGACCCTCACCATCGTCACAGAAGCCCCTACTTCCATTCCTACCGTGATCACGGAGGATGTGTCCAACGCGACCACAGAAGTCGAGCCAGTAACCCAGGTTGTCAGCACTCAGCCAATCATGGTCAGTGCAGATTCCGTGGCAACTACATGGAACCGCTGAGCACGAATGTGTTTGCTGATGGTGCCGCAGTGTTGGGTCGAAAGATTTGGGTCAAGGACTATGACTCCACTGACATCCTGAAGTGGATCTACGCACTCCGGAACACAGGTGCTGAGCTCCATCGCCTACCGCTATTCTGACCTCAAGCACTAAAAACAAAGGCCCCATCAGGGGCCTTTTTCTTTACACCCAGCCGTTGCGACTGAGCCTGGTGTTGTCTGGTACAGGATCCACCTGCATGCCTTCATTCTCCAGCCTCTGACAGGCAGCTTCGTACTTGGCGTAGTAGCTGTTGCCGGCATGGAACTCGTTGGTCATACCGATCGGGTTGTGGACTCGACTGGCCACAAAGTACAGCAGTGGACTCAGGTGAGTTGCAGGCAACTCCAGGTTCACCGTGCTCGGATTCAACATACCCAGTGTGAGCTTCAGCTTGGGATGGTTGGCTCGGTACACCACTTTCAGCTTCGTCGTCTTCAAGTCCTCAGGCAGATCAGCACCCTGATCAAGAATCACCTGGGGAACCTGGATCGTATTGAGACTTGGGGTGAAGCAGCTGTAAGGGTTCCCATCCTTGTTGAGAGGAACCTCCACATCTCCATCAGTCACAACCTTACTGATCTTCAGCATATCGTCCAGGTTCAACTGGTACGTATCCGAGGCAGGATTCAGAGTGAACTGAAGACTCTGCTCCTTCAGGTTGAACCTGGTGAACAGAGCAGTCAAACCAAGATTCACATGCCCGAGGATCTTCTTGTAGTTCGACTCATCAATGACACCGGCGTTGGCACCACCGATGCTCAACTGGGAGAACTCCCCAGCACTCAGTTGGTCGAAGACTTCTTGCAGGTTCATAGGTACCTTTCAAACAATGTAGGAAGCCATGCGGTCTGAGGGCTGTTCATCCACATCCAGATCCCACATGTTGTCGTACGTCAGCCGGCCACTGTTGCTCTGAACCATTGGCGCTTCTTCACTTGGCTTCCAGGGACGGAGTGAGCTCAGCATCGAGACCGTATCCGCGGCATCGTCGTTCTTGCTCTTGAAGCCACTGACGGAAGCCAGGCTGAGTTCGTTGACCATCTCGATCATCGGACCCTCGTTCTTCCGTTCGATTGGAAAGAACACCTTCCGTGCCTTGAACAAAGGAACCACGGTGTTGAACCGAACCAGCTTATTGGTGTTGGGGCGCAACCCAATCTCTTTGCTGTCCGGCTCACTGGCCAGATTGAAGTACTGGTTGCGCTCGAGCATCTGACTTTGAATCCAGGCAATGAAGCCCTTCTGCTGACCAGAGATCTCAATACCCACCTGCTGTGGCTTGTACATCTGAGCCAGCCTGAATACATCGTCGATGTTCTTGTCCATCAGCTGGCGCTTGCAGATGCCATCAACCCAGAGCCAGTCACCCACATTGTTGTAGGCCCAGACACTGATGAACGACCAGTCAGACTTCTGCTTCTCACTCGTAGCAAAGTCAGTGGTCATGTAGAAGTTGAAGCGCTGCTTGTTCCGCAACACTGCATCCAACTTGTACCAGCCAATCTCACTGTCCTGGATCAGCCGCTCTTCTTCAGACATGATGCGAAGCATCAGTTCCTGGTTGAACGTCTCAACCTTGCCCAGCTTCATGGCCGTGTCGTACTGCTCCTTCACATACTCGTACGTGAAGCGATCAGGCCACGAACCACGGAAGTCCTTCTTCTCACACGGGAACGTCTCACACACAGGGAAGACGTTGACCTTCCAAGCACCAGACTCCACTGCCTTGTACAAAGGATCCTTCGAATTGAAGGGCGTACCCGACCAGATGATCATGTTCTTCGTCGGATGCAACGCGTAGGTCACAGCCTTGTAGACCGTGTCCTCCACAGCAGCGATCACCGTTGCTGAGCGTGCATCCTCGTCACTGATCAAGTCGTCAAGCACTGCAAGCTGAGGTCGCTTGCCCATTTCCTTGGCACCACGAACACCGGTCTTGGCACCGTAGCCTTTGACGATAAAGATCTTGCCGTCAGCGTTCTTGAACTCCCAACGGATGTCCGTGAACCGAACCTCAGGCACGTACTCCTTCAGGAAGTCAGAGTTCTCCCAGCGGAACTCCAAGTTCTTCCGCATGTTCTTGACACCGTTCTCAATGGAGTCAGAGACATACAGGGCCAGGTCGATCTTCCCGAAGCCAGGGATCTCACCGTACGTAGCCAAGTACAGGAACAAGTACTCGGCCATCAGGGTGGTCTTGGCGATACCCCGATGGCACAGGTTGATGACTCGCTTGCCACCCTCAGTGATTGTGTCCAGCATCCGGTAGTGGACAAGAGGAGTCTTGTGCTCCTCACCCTGCTGCCCATTCACCAGCTTGATGAAGGTAACGAACTCAAGAGCAAAGGTACTCGGTACGTACCCAGGATCGTCCGAGTAGTCCGTGTTGTTGAGGTAGTCCTCAACCTTCCACGGAGCCAGGGACTCAGCTACAGCGTCATTCATGCAGCTCGCCCTCGCCAGGATGAGAAGGCCTGGAAGTTGGGTACCTGGTTCTGCATAGGACGAAGAGCCATTGCCGGCATAGGTGCTACCCTACCAAAGTTCAGGTCAGCTGGAGTCACCGGTTGCCTGGCTTGTGGCATCGATCTCAGGAACTCCTGCCAGGCATTGGCCTGGTTCAGTGTCCCCATCTCAACCGGCTGCACCGGTGCTTGGGCTGCTTGAGCCACCACCACAGGAACATCAAGAGCAGCGCCGCTGCCTCCTACCGGCACCTGTACAGGCAAGGTGAGGGAGGTCGCTGCAGGAGTCGCTCCCTCGAGCGACGACTGCTTGCTGCCGACCGAACCAGGACCACCACCAAGCGCAGCACCAGCCACCTTGGTGATGTACCCCTTGGTCTCCTGGGGGAGATGCTCTGCCCAGTTGTCACCATGCTTGGCAACCAGCTTCTGGACGTTGCCAGGGCCATGGTTGTACGCAGCCGCGGCCAGTACCTCATTGCCACCGAACTTGGCCAGCAAAGCCTTGGCGTAGTCGATACCCACCCGGGCACGTTCCTCGGGACTTGCATCCTTGGCAGGTGCAACACCGAAGCCAGGATCCATAGCAGTCCGATCCAGCACCTGCATCTCACCCTTGGCAGTGCCATACTTGGTTGCCGGCCCCTGGAGTATCTGACCGTCTTTCCCAAAGCGTCGGCCACCAGACTCAGCCTGCTGGATCCTGTCAATGAAACTTGGACTGGACATACTCACTCCTTTGGAGCGGGTAGTTTACTGGAGATACTCAGGGAATAACCCGAGACTCCACATCCACCACATCAGCTGGCACCACCCTAGAGTGAGCAATTTCCTGTGCCGTCGATGAACCAGAAGCCACGGCCAACCTCTGGCGCTCAGCCAACTCCATGGTTGCTTTCCGCAGGGCACCAATGGAACTGTCTTCCTTGACATTGATGTCCAGCTCGACCTTCGTCTTCTCAGGCATCTTCAAGTGAGTCAACAGGGAGTTGGCCGCATCAGCCCTCACCTTCTCACTCCTGGCTGACACCATCAACTCAGCCTGGACATTCAGAGCCTTCTGGTACAGATCCTGGTTCAGGACATAGCTTGGAATCATCGTCTGTTCGAAGATGAGGTTTACAAGCTTTGATTTGTTGTAAGCCGTTACATAGCTTGCTATGTCTTTTGCCAGCACACCCTGAGCCACGAACCTGGCGTACTTGTCGGGGAATGTCTTGGTGTATGCCTCAATGTTGGTAGCCCCCATCAGCTTGTGGGAGACATACCTCACCGCATTGATGTACTCCTGGACCTTGAACCGTCCATCAGCCATCACCCGGGTGTAGCTCAGCAGGTTATCCCTGTAAGCCTCGAATTCCTCCGGGTCAGACAGAGTCTTATTGACCTGGTCGATCAACTCCTGGTTCACAGACTTCTTCACCTTGTCAGGCAAAGCCATCTGGAACATCTCCACGGTAAGTACCGGAAGAGAAGCCATGACAGGAGGAGCAGAGGGAACAGCAACCGCAGTAGTACTCATAGGCACCGGATAGTTAGGGTATCGGGTGTATATGGTACATGGAAGTGGGAGTTGGGATTGAACCAACGACACCCAGGGTATGAACCTGGCGTTCTACCGACTGAACTAACCCACTGTATGGGTATGACCTGCAGGCCTTCCACCCGCTACGTTTTCGACGCCATCACACCGCGGTGATGGACTTATACGCTTTCGGCCCATTGATCTGGCTGGCAAGAGTGGCTTCGAACCACTGCGCTATCCCTTAACAGGGGATTGCTCTACCAACTGAGCTACTTGCCAAGAGTATCTGGTGGGTTGAGGAGGGATCAAACCTCCCC